ACATATCAAGCAATCGTAAGGTGTTGTATTAATAGCTTGGAAATCTGGAACATACTTGTTGACAAGTTTTTCTTTATTTCCACGACCTTCTTTGAATTGCTCCTTCTTGCCGTAGATTGCTTTGAGACCTTCGTAGTTAATAATGTGGAACTTGCCAAAATCATTCTTCTGTATAGCTTTCTTATCTGCCGCTGATCCTTCTAACACTGCTCCACAAAGATTTGTGTGTCCTGATATCTCATCTAACCAAGTTTTGATAACGGAAGTGGGAGATATTACAAGCACTCTATCGCAGTCCCACATATGAGTTACTGTGTATAAAGACGCAAGTGTCTTGCCTGTACCTATAGCATGAAGGAACATACAGTAGTTCATATATCGAGCCCACAGCATTGAAGCATACTGATGTTCCATAGGTTCAGTTTTAAAGTTGTACTTTTCGAAGATGTATTCAAAGTCTTCGCGTAATAGACTTTTTACTTCACTCTGAGTCATCTTCATCAGCGACTTGTACTCCTAGCTTGGCTGGAAATGATTGGGTAGCGAATTGTCCTATGTCTAAATTCTGGCAGATACCACATCCTACATCTGATGCTCCGGTCCTTGCTGCCAAAACATACAAAGTGGCAAGACCTGCTTCAGATTGTGCATCTGTCTGGCAAATACCAATGGCAACATCGCAGTTAGCAACTTTACGTATATCTTCTGCAAAGTCTTTCATTGTGAGACGTTTAGCCCTAATTGCTTCTCTTCGAGCTTGTGATACAACTGCGACTAACATATTTCTATCATCTGCCCATCTCTTATGCTTCATGTATAAAACATTTAGATTGTCACGATTGGCATTTGACTCATTTGTTTTCATGATATCAGGATAATCATTGATGAGTATGTCAGGCACGAAGTTCTCAAATCGTTCAAGGTAATCAAGATATCTTTCAATCTCATCAGCTGTGCAAGAATACATAGGATACTTCTTAACAATAAGTCTCCCACCAAACTTCCGCATAACATCACGAGCTTTCTGTGGTACTTCAGGATCACGAATGCAATGACGGAATTCTTCATCATATGCTAATTTTTCAGTGTCGTCGTCAACATAACATATCTTGACAGGCTCTCTCTTATCCCAATACCGTCCAGTGGCACCTATAATCATCCTATCATATCTGTCAACTGTCTCCTGCTCAGAATTCTCATGCGAAATATGAAGGACATTTCTGCCTTGTAGAAGCCCTTCTTTCCCTAGATGTGTTAATGCCCATGACTTCTTACCTTTTGGACCTCCAAGGAAAACAACGAGATCCTGCCGCTTCAAGACTCTAATCTTATCGAAGTGCGTTAATCCCATGGAGACTAGACGCTCTTCAACATCAGGAGTAACTGGAGCATCATGCAGATAATCGTATCCTACCTCTTCACTAACTATCCCTGTCTTCAGGGCTTCATACATTATTAATTCCGCTTCAGAGAATCGTTGCTTCTCGACTAACTTAACGAAATCAACTGCCGCTACTTCTAATGTACGAGTCTTTGCATATGTATTCAATTGCTGAATAACATACTTGGTGTTAGGTGGTTTCATTTGTGAGACTCTATCAAGAAAATGATAGACAAGCTCTTTCTTAGATTCTGAAATCCCACTTAGCTCTTCTTGAATGACATCACAGATGTGATCTCCAGGCGCTTCCTTGGTGAGATCATAATACTTATAGCAAGCTTTAACTGTTCTAAAAGCCACATCGGAAGGAAGGATGTCAGGCTTAATAGCTAATCGAGCAACTCGAAGGAACTCTACAGACGTGATAGTCAGGTAAGCTATGGAATCTTGAATATGTGGACTCAATTCCTGCTGTGCCACTATAGTAAACCTTTCTCAGATAAGTATTGAGGGAAAGAAGCCCAAACAGCACTTGAAGATAAATGTGCTGGATATACAACATCGCCCTGTTCATTGAATAGATCCATAACGAACTCAAGTAAGTATGTTATCATCTGTGTCTCGGTCAATTCAACCCCTTGCCTCTTCTTCCTATTAATGTAACTAACAATCTGTGCTGCCGTTTTGATGAAATGACCATGCTCTTTAGAACCTACTTCAAGAGGAAACTTCTTTTCCTCCATAAAAGTCTGTGCAAATGAATTAGCTACTCGATTTGTGAGCTTGGTATTTAGATCATGAACTTGTGTCGCTGGAGCTTCCATTTGTGTCCACCACGGTTCTGTCTTTTCCTTCTTTAATCTAATCAGCTTTTCAAGAAAACCTGTCAGTGTCTTAAAACCATGATTTCTACCATCCCATATATGACCACCCGTCGCACAGAAAGCAAAATATGATTTCATGTATTTCAAGATGTTAGCAACTTCTACTTCACGAATAGCTCTTGATACCAATGGCAAATTCTCTCTTATCTTATTAAAAGGAAGAGGAAAGTTACGAACTTCTCTATCAGCCACTGACTCTAGAGCCAAGATGTATTCATTATTATTCCATGCCTTGATTACATTTCTTTGATTAACAGTAGCACGACAGACATTCCGATACTTCTTAGTGTTAGTGATGTGAGCTTCAATCGCATTGATCCGGCCCTTGCCGTTAGCAACTTTGGGAGTGACATTGACGCGACCCCTCCACCGTTCTTTCTGAGTAATTGCTTCAATAGCATCTTCAGGAAGTACGATAGAGAAATCTACGCCTTCAAAAGTAGCATGAACTGTTGTCATCTACCTCATCTTGAATAATTTGTGGAGCTGGACACCAATGCGGAATTCGTATCTCTCAAGCAAAGAGTCCCATCCCAGGAGAGTTGTTGATAACCAGTTAGCAGGCTCACCTCCTAATGCGTGAAAGAGAACAACTGGCCTTGTGTTTTCTTTTCGTATCTTCTCTAGGAACACCCTGGCGTACTCCATATCTTCTTCATCTCTGCAGATGAACTTGATCACATCTCTAGGAGCAAGAGAAGTAAAATTAGATTCCAACATCTGCTCATGCTTTCCTGTACTTGGTAATTTGAAGTCAATAGAAAGATGAGTAACATTTCTGAAAGGTTTGTTTAGCAACCAGCTTACATCCTGGGCACCATTCGTTTCAATAACGATGGATTCTAAACCAGCTCCTCCATGCCATCCCTGTAAAGCCTGAAGAAGACTAAACATTTCTTCCTGTGGCTGTTCCAGAGGTTCGCCTCCAGTGATGCAAATATGACGAGGACGATGTGAAACGTCTTTTACAACTTCAACGATATAAGGAACTCCGACATCATCAAATTCGTCATTCTTCCAAGCCTGTAATGTATCGCATTCCGGACACTTTAAAGAGCATCCTGCGAATCGAATGAACGTAGTTACGGCACCTGCGTATAAACCTTCACCCTGTATAGTCTCAAATATCTCAAATACCTTCATCTCTTGCTCCTTATCTTACCATGTAATAACGTTGACGTCCTTCTATTCTTACATCAATTAGCCCCTTTTTCTTCAGAATATTCAAGTAGTAGTAAATGTTTATTTGCTTACTGCCATATCTATTCTCAAGTTCCTTCTTAATATCATCCACTGAAGATCTTTCATTCGTTGATATGATATTTAAAATTGATATCGTATAACCACTCTTCACAAGAGGCTCTGTAGGAAGGACAGAAAAACCACTCCAGCAATCTAATGCTCTCTTGCAGACCTGACATTCCTTGGCTCTATGGTCGTACTTATTTCCAAAACATGACGGTACTTGTTCCATCATCCTTCCTTTAAAATATGTTTAGTTGTTGTTCTAAGCTCGTCACGTAAGTAATTTACATCTCTTTCAGACAAGTTCAGCTCTTTTGATAAATCTGATAAGCAAACTCTTGGATTTTTCTCTAAGTTCTCCATAAAAAGAAAGCATCGAGGCGATAAAACTTTTTTCAATGTGATAATCAGATCGTTATACGTACATTCCATCTCTGGTGTGGTTTTATTCTTTGATTGTAGAGAAGGAAACTCTTCGATGTCATCCCATTTCTGAGTCTTATTGTATTCTTTCTGGGCAAAGCTTGTGAGGATGTCTTTAACGACCATGTAAACCCATGACGTTACCTTGCCTTTATTCTCATCAAAATGGTACTGGTACTTGATTACTTCTTTCCAGCCTTCCTGTATCAAATCATCAGTTACCAGGAATGGGAATCTCTTGGAGAAATCAACAGACAAGCTCACAATGATTTTAGCTATTGAAGTGACTTGATCATCAGTGACTTTGTCAAATAGACTTGTTCGTTCTTCTTTTGGTTCTTTTTCTTCAGTCATACAACACCTACAGAGTTTTCTAAAATTTCCTTCACCTTAGCAGACCCAAGAGAACTAAGATCTTCACCGGCAGGTAATGTAACATAGTTTATCTTTTCACCACCGAATATCACAAGTAGCTCTTTGAGAACCTTCTTTGATTTCCAGTACGCATCAGATCCATCTTCGCCAATATCCCACGCAAGTATCCAATAAGGTGGATCCTTCTCTAACATTAAGCATATCTGCTCATGAGATAGTGCTGCTGTAAAACTGGCTACTCCATTATCACAAACCCAACAATCGAAGATACCTTCTGTAACTGCTACAGGTTTTGATTCATCTACATTGTCGAAATTGTATAGAAAATAAGATATATCGCCTTCAGTAAGATACTTGGCATCTGATTTGCCTGTCATATCTCTTGCCTGGAAGGCTACAACAACACCTTCAAAGATTACAGGAATGATAAATCGTCCTGTGTATCTACCACTCATCCCAATCCAAACATCATGCTGTATTGCGAAATCGTAAGAAATGCCTCTTGTTTCTAAGAATTGTAATGCTTGTGGATCAGCATACTTGGCAAGTGATACTGAACCTGGCGGAGGCCATTGCACATCTCTGGCAGGTGCGAACTCAACATCTTCTTTTCCATTAACAATGTCTTTGATTTGTGATAAGACGCTTTTCTCATCAAGAGGACGTGAACTATCAAAGAATTCATCAAAATCTTCTCTTGTTATTCCTGACAGTTCGTTAATGACATCGAATAAGGAACCTCCTGTTTTGCACTTCCAGCAGGAGAAGGTTAACTTGTCTAGGAAAAGGCCTAGATGTTGCCCTTCATCGTCTGGACAATAAGGACAGTCAATATTAAGAGCTATTCTTGTTTTTGATTCAAACTTGATATCAAGGTATTCAAGAAGCCGCTCCAGTTTTTCCCGATTTTCTTCATGCATTTGCTCAATTCCCAAACCTCACACGTTTCTTACGCTCTATAGGAGCATAAACAATACGCCAAACTCTTTCAACTTCTTTAGCTAATTCTTCTTCTAAATTCTGCTCTTCCACTTTTTCAGCGAGTGCATTCAAAGTCCTGCCTGTTAATTCCAGACGTGGTACTGACCAAGGTATGCGAGTTTTCGTTTCACTCTTGCGTTCTCGCTTTTTCGTAGCCGCCTTACCACTCTTCTTCTCTTCTTCTTCCTTCTTCTGCTTTGCTAACTCAGGCAATTCTGGATCATTCTCATGTAACCAATTAAGAGAAGTGGAGATATCGTCAATGCCGTAATCGAAAAGTATTCTTATGATGCCTTCTCTGAATGGAGGGGCTATCTTATTCTTTCTGACCAGGAACTTCAATTCAACACCTATTACTCTTTCAAGAGAATTTAGTATCTTAGCGCCTGGAGAAAGTTTTAGTCGTGTTGAAGCATAGAACTTTAAAGCTTCGCCTCCTGATGCTACTAAATTGTCACCATAACCACCTACATTGTGCCGAGTCTGGTCAACAAACAGCATTGCTAAATTAGCATTTGAGATGTCAGTCCTGCATTTTCTAAATGCTAAGCTTAGTTGCTTTGCTCTAGAAGTACCATATGTACTATCTGTTAATTTAGAATCAAGCTCAGCATCTGAACAAATAGATGACAAGCTGTCAATAACTGCGCATCGAGGGCCTTTTATCTTTTCACATTTCTTAATAGTCTTTGGAACGTAATTATCGAAAAGATCTTCGATAGACTCTGAGGCAGGGTCTGGATAATCCCAGAATGTTTCGCCTTTTACATTCATACCATGAAGGGTTGCGCCTCTATCAAAATCGAAAGTTCCTTCAGCATCGTTAAGACTACCGAAGCCTTTCTGCCTCTGTGCACTCCCTATAGCTTCCTGCACAAGCACTGACTTGCCAGTAGATTCGTTTCCGTAGATCTGGCATATTCGACCTGCAGGGAAACCTCCTGGTAATCTATCTGCTAAAGCTAAATCTAAAAGCGTACATCCTGAGGAAAGATAATGAGATACAGGAGGCAATCTCTTTAAAATGTCAGCTGGTTGTGTTTCGTCTTCTTCTGCCATTGGGTCTCCTTGCTTGGGTTATTTCCGCTTGGACGTCTGCTACTTTTGTAGTGCTTAATGTTTGCGGCGTTATACCTTTCATGTTAAACATCTCATGTAGCATAAGCTCAACCATATATTTGATCATTGATCTTTTCTGTTCGTATGCCCCTACTAAACCATCCATCTTTGAAGCTGTTCGTTCTGCTTCAATAACAGCTAGCTTGCAGGCAACAACATCTTCATGCTTATCCACTAATGCAGTAACTGATGTCTCTGTTATTTTAACATCAGTTGATATCAAACCTCGTCGGTACTGAATAGCAATGTCAGCTTTCTTTGCATCCAGATTCGCTTTCGCCGCTTTCGCTTCTGCTCGAGTATCTGCTGCTAGATCACTAACATCACTAAACAATTCCGGTTGCTGTGCGATGTCGAGATCAATTTCATCGACATCTACAGCACGTCTTGCACGAAGTTCATCAACTGATAGCATAATTTCCTTACTCAGAATCGCCAGTACGCTTCTTCAACCTGTCTCTGACCCTTTGGCTAACATCGTCACCACTTGCAGGTGCATCAGCTTCTGCGGCTGGTGCTTCTGCTGGTGCGTTAGCAGGTTCTGCTGATGCGCCTCTTCTACGACGTCTAACAGGCTCACCTTCAGCCGCAGGAGCTGGTGCTTCAGCCGCTGGTGCTGGTTCTGCTGGAGCTTCTGCTTCTGCACCTCTTCTACGCCTTGGTGCTGGTTCTGCTGGTTCTGCCGCTGGTGCTTCTGCTGGTGCTTCAGCTGCTGGTGCTTCTGCTTCTGCGCCTCTTCTACGCCTTGGTTCTGCTGCTGGTGTAGGTGAGGAGCTAGAAGGAGGCGGTTCAGGAGGTTCAGCTCCTCTTTCTTTAAAGGAAGCTCCCATAGCCTTCTCAATATCTTCAATTGAAGCATACTTCAACACTTCGTCAAAGGTTGGGATGTCCAGCCAATCATCTGGAATAGGTTCGTCATCTTCCAATTCATAACCCAAGTACCTGGTGGAAGTTGGTCCTGTACCTTCACGATCGAACAGCAGAAGTTTGCCGTTATCAATATCACTGATGTCACAAACTTCACCAGTCCTGCGATTCTTAGAAAGCTTAATGATAGCATCATTAATTGACTGAGGGGCATCATAAAGCTGAGGACCTTTCTTTTCTGTTTCTGCTGACGTCCTGTCAACAATCATGAAAAGGTATCTTGGAGGAAAGCAGGACAACGACTTGATAACATCTTTGGGTGCTTCAGCCGCTATCAACTTGTCCCTTTTCTCGCAAAGAGGGCAAAGTTCGCCTTTCATCATCTTGGCACAGAGGAAAGCGTCCTTGTTAGGACCTACCTCGTAATGTACGAATATCTTCTTTCCGAAGTATTCGTTAACATCTTCAGGTGGGATAACACGCACGAAGTTAGTACCTACACCTGCTTTAAACTGTTCCATTTCATTCTTTTCAAGGGCTTCACTGTCTATGTACCAAGCCCTATCGTTTCCGTAACCGCCTTCTTCGTTCTGCTTAATCTCTTTCCTGATCGCATCTAATCTAGTGCTCATGCTTTGACTCTCCTTCTTTTAACTGGTTGTAGTACCTTTTCCTGGCTGAAAAATAACCTGCTGAAATTGCTTTCGTAAGCATGTATAAGCAAAACATGACTACGAAAAGCCCTATCAATGCCACGATGACAAGGAACAAGTATTTTAAAACACTTACTATTAATTGAATCATTATATCCATAACGCTTATTATTACAACTATTGAACTAGAGTTGCTTCAAAAATCATACGTACAATAGAAGCTTGTCCGCCACTGTATGTATTCTTCTCAAATATGATTATCATCTCTGCAGCACGTGCTGCCGTATCAAGACTTTTAGAATTTAGCATAATGGATTTCAGATAGCCTAGCAAAGATAATCTGACTGTTTCAGGATCAGCTTGTAATGCTTTGTAGATGTCCAGACACTTCCTCCATCTGTTTGAGGATGTGCCTGTGATAGCTTTGCATAGCTCAAGGACTTCTTTCTTTGTTGATTCTGCAACAGCGAAAACTTCAACAGCCTCTTCTATCTCTGCCACAGTGTCGTAATCCCTGACTTGCTCAAGAATCATTATAGCTTCTCTAGGACATCCTTCGGCTACCTTAGCAATCAAATTGATAACTTCATCATCAATGACATCAGGCATCTTCTCTATGTCAGCTATTGTTGTTAGCAAATCTCTCATTTCAGAAGGTCTTAGAGACTTAACACCATACTTGGCACAGCGATTCTTGATTGTCTTTATGATCTTGTCAGGATCAGTTGTACAAAACATGAAGTAGACATGAGGTGGGCAGTCCTCTATAATCTTTAAGAGCGCTTCTTGTGCGGCTTTTGTTAACTGATGTGACTCATCAAATATATAGCACTTACAACTACCAAAAAGAGCGCCTGTTAATGCTGAATCACAAACTTCCCTGATGGAATCGATACCGCGAGTGTTTGCCGCATTCAATTCAATAAGACCCATATCTTCACACCCCAATTCTCGAGCAAAAACTCTGGCGAATGTTGTTTTTCCACATCCTGTTGGTCCATGAAATAAATATGTGTGCGGTCTCTTCTTAGGCTTAGAAGCAACAACCTTCTGCAGGCCTGTAACTACTGCTTTGTTACCTACAATTTCTTTGAAAGTCTTTGGTCTTATTGCTTGATATAACATCTTACACCTCTATCTCTTTCTGTTCACCCCAGTTAGGACCTTGTAACCATTCAGCCTTTCTTGGAACATCACCTTGCCAAGCAAATTGCTTCTTAGTCATCTCTTCCCACTGGATCTTTCTGACATCTTCAACTTCCTCTTCAACAAAATCTGTGACAATACTATCATGAACTTCAAGAATCATAAGAGACCGCATCCCTTTTTCTATCATCCTTCTATCCGATTCTTTGCAAGCTTCGAGAAGCATATGAAAACTTGTTCCTTGAACAGGTGTATTCAATATCTGATTCTTAGATAAAGGAGCGTAACGTCTGAAGCCCATCGGCATATCAATGTATCCATGACGATTGTAAAATCTGACAAGTGTTTCCTGCCACTGCTTAGCAACCTTGTACATTTTCCAGAACTCTGTCTCAATCCTCTTAACATGCTTCTCAGGAAGATTAAGATCTTTAGCACAAGTCTTGTACCAACTTCCATAGAACTCTGGAAATATAAACTTGTTCTTAGTTAGGAATCGCTGTAATTTATTAACGTTATCTTCAGTAACTTCAAATAACTTGCTTGCCCAATATCTATGAGGATCAAAACCAGCCTGTACCTGTTTACCCAAAACAGGATCTTTCGATAGCATTGCTATGGTAGCAACCTCTGAACCTCCGGCATCTATTTCACTAATACCATCAAACCGGGGAATAACTAAATTCCTGAATGCTGCCATTTCGGAATCTCGTTTAGGTAAGTTCTGAGGATTAGGATTTGCTCCACTGGATCGATAGCTTTGGACTGTATGAAGAAAAAGGTTTGGATGTATGAGACCGTCATCACAAATAGCTCTTTCGAAACCTCCAAGGAATGTGGACAGTAATGTGTCAAGTTTCCTCCATCGCATCATCTTGTCGCAAAATTCTTTTAAGTCAGAGGCTTCATCTGTAACTGATTTTAGAATGTGCTCTACTGCAAACTTGTCTGCTGGTAATCCTCCTCCAGATGTTGTCCAAGGAGGAGGTTCAAGTTCTAACGTTTTGTAGAACATATCAATGAAATCTTTGTCAGATCCAGGACCAAAGGAATCTCTACCGGTGTTGCTTTTGAACTTATCTACGAAAGGGCTATTATCCATGAAGTCTTTTGCCTCATCCTGCCTTGTATGAGCATCTTTTGTTTGCTCTACAAGAAGCTCCTGATCAACTTTGAAGCCTCTCTTTTCCATATTAATCAAAGAAGGATAAGAGTCTAAGAAGAATTGAGTACCTGCTTGTACTTTAGGATTCTTCTTAAGAAATACCTGCTGGTCTCGATGTGATAACAACGTGTACTGAGAGTCATAGCAAGAATACTTTACTATCTTCTCCTCAGGTTCTATATCAGCCCAGCCCTCTTTCTTGACATTGATAATCCCTTTGTAATCAACACCTCGCAAACGAAAACACTGGAAATCTAAACCGCTTGTTTTCGGTCTATTAACAATGCAATGATTAGTGACCATTGTATCACTCTTAAGATTCTTAATTGAAGCAAACAATTTTACAGATGACCACGATTCCTCCATGGATAAATTCTGTACAACTTTTGGACATTCAGATCCGATCCATTTACCTAATGCTTCCATGATATCAACTAACTCATCTTCAGTCCAGTAATCTCTGAATTCCAAAGGAAGGAAAAAGCCTTCATCAGGATCATCACTGAAAGAGCAACAATGAATTTTGGCAGACTTTGAGTAAGGGCGTATCATATTTGTTTCGTAATCAAACGCTGTGTCATCCTTTGACTTACACAAATCTTCCAGAAAGCTAATAGCATCATCTTTATTATCAAGTATGAAATGGTTTGCTGGTAGAATGCTTGGTACTGGACGATCCATAAAACTAAGTGCTGTTGCTAAATCATCTTTGTAGTACTCCAGTAATTTGTCTTGATCCCTTGCTACAAAAGAAGGATGCCAAGCACAACCGACCCAGCATTTGTACTTTAAAGAAGGAATAACAAGTCCTCTATACTTATTAGAAGATGGTTGCTCGAAGTCAGGACGCAAGACCGCTCGCATAGCTTCTGCTCCAAGAGCCAGTATGAGCTGTGGCTCGAAGTCAGTCAACTGCTTCTCAAGACGTTCCCTACAGCAATCTGTCCATAACTTTAACTTTGCTTTAGTTTTCTTCTTCTTAGCTGAAGGAGCAACACACTGGAAAGCATTAGTGAGATAGCAATCCCTGTCCATGGATATACCAAACTCTTTGAGACATTTGGAAAGAAGCCTGCCACTATCACCTGCGAAGGGTCTTCCTTTTCTATCCTCTTGAGCTCCTGGAGATTCTCCTACGATTGCAATCCGAAGTTGTCCTTGGCCAAAAGGTTCCATCTTAGGAGTTCTACAATCTTTGTCAAGCTCACAAACAGAACAATCTCTGATTGCTGTAGAGACCCTTCTTTTGCCTCCTGGAGTTTTCTTCTTGTTGCCGGCTTGACGTCGTCTGCGTGATTTCCCTACTTTGGAAAGTACGGCGTCGTCAACGATAAATGCTCGCTGGATTACTTCGTCAGCCATTATTTTGCGTCTTCCGCTGTTACTGGGGATTTTGTTTTAACTAGGTGGATAAATCGAGCACCTTCGAAAGCTGCTATCTGACCTTCTTCGGCATACAGGAGCCATTTTGTATCCTCAAATGTACGTAATAAGAATACAGGATTGATAAAGAATTCAAAGTCTGGACAATCTTCTTTATCACTCTTGCCCAAGCTTTCTTCAATGATTCCTACTTCTTTATTTTCAGCGAATAATGTAATGTTACCGTTAACAACTGAAAACTTTGTGTTCCTGTCAAACTCAAGAACACCTTCTTGAATAATGTTTTGTCGCTTGCCTGCCTCAGAAATATTCTTTTTCAACTCATCCGATATTATCAGCTTTGAGGCTTTGTCAACCATGTCAACGCCTTGTAGCAACGTTTCAGTAGGATAATCACCTGGAACCAACTGTGCTCCAATGATACCGGTTCCTAGATTAAAATAGATAGTTGAGTCTTTAACAGCATAACCTTCGATGTATTTTGAAAATCTACTTAACTGATCTATCAAAGAAACTGGCAGAGTGATTCCTATATCTATTCCTGTATCTTCCTTTAGTGTAAATAAGGAAATACGCCAGCGATCAGTTGATAGTATTGAGTTACCTTCAACCCTAACTCCAGTTAACGGACCTGCTGTTTGATCAGGACAAGCTGTGAATCTGCACAATTCAAGACCTTCAATGAAGCCTTCTGGAATTTCTTGCCAAGCTTCAACGTCGAAATCAATTGTAGAATCAAGCTTTTCAGCTGGTAACGACAATTCTGTTTTGAGCTTCTTAGTTGTTAGAAGGAGTTTGTTATCTTCAACAACCATTTCAATTTCTTTGTCTTTGACTGTACGAAGAAGAGAATGTAAAACAGTTGCTCCAATAGTAAACTCAGGAGCAGGATCAGCTAATTCAGCTCTTATTAAAAGAGATCCATCAGTTGCTTGTACATACTTGTCATTGAAATACAAGAATGTGAATTCTTGCACTAGGCCTTTTGAGTCTACTGCAGGTGCTATCATTGATATTGCTTCAAGAAGTGGTTTAACTTTCATCTTTTTCTTTGCCTTCCAATTGTACTTTTGATTCTTCCGACATTTGCTCACTAGTTTGAGAACGTTTCCAAACAAATATAGCTTTTAGTTCCAGTTCTATCTCTGGAATATTAAGGCTTGATCCGCCCATCCCTGTTTGTATGACTTCAAAATATGTAATTATTGAAAAGCCTTCATCATCAACACCTATAGCATCAAGTTGTTTTGCAAGTGTTGCCTCTTCACTCATTTCAAATCGAGTACCTTTAGTATTTGCCAGTTCGTAAACCGCAGGAGAAAAAATCCCATCAGGGCAAGAACCGCTTCTTATTTTGTAAGAATTGATCTTCATTTCATCCTTAAGATACGCTAAGAGTTCTTCATGTGTACCTATCAACAATTCTGATTTCCTAATCATGAGTTCTCCTTATATAAATGTAGCTTGGATAGGTTTCCAACGCGTATCCATCTCATTCAATTCTTTGTTAATTACTTTAAAATAGTGGACATTAGCTGTCTGACGAGCAAGAACTCCAAGATTTTCATCCTGTGCGACATCCTCAATTGTAAGACCTAACTGTTCAAGGTAATCATGGACAGCCACTTTCTCTTTATCGCTTAAGCTTCCGTAGTGCCTACTTGCTTGAGTTATGCCGCAACCTGCTGTGACGGAAACTTGGAGCTTGGAATCAATATAGCGTTTGCCAGGAAGAGGTACTCTAATCTGTCCGTAAGCTCCAGGCCGCATCCATGAAGTACTATCAGCAGTAAACCAAGGGTATCTTCTGAGAATGTCAAATGAAGTGACACCAAAACCATGCCACTTAACTCGAGCTGAACCGTCAGGATTTGTTACATAAGGCATAACCTGCTCCAGCCACAAAATCTTCTGCTTGGTAGTTCTATCATTCGCAGGAGATAGTCCAATGTAAAGACCTTCCTTACCTTCTGCTAATTGCTTATCATGGTACGCCATCAACTTCTCTAACCACGCAAAGTCTTCACCCTGATGGAATACATGAACAACCTTATCAGCCGGCAGACCCTTTTCTTCTACAAGGCACAAGAAGTTATCCCACCCTTTTGCTGCTGAAGCGAGTACTTCTTCTTTTGTAGGCACTCTCCCATACTCGCCAGGAATAACATCAACACCTACAACTGCATTGAACGCATTGTCTTCAAGACCCTTCTTACAATATTCTGAGTAAGCGTCAAGGTCAACTTCATGTCCAAGTGTCCACGTCGAGAAGACACCTGAATCAAGAAGCATAAACCAATCTTCTTCTCTTTCTTCGCTAAGCAACCATTCATACAGTTTCTCATCTGCTTTCAGCTTTGGCCAAGCTTCCAGAATGTTCTCAGTCTTCTGAAGAAGTCCATACTGCCTTTGGAAAGTTGCTGTAGCGAAGAGAATAATCATACTGTTTCAGATCCTTGCGTTTCAACAATAACACCTTCACCACGAATGTACTTTGCAATCACAACCATGCCAATACCACCACGAGGTGCAAAGTCACCATGGATTGTCATTTCATGAGGCTTAACTAACTCTACCAGGTGTGTTAGTATGTTGTTAGTTATAGTCTCCATGAAGGAACCTTCGTTCCTGTAGCTGAACATATACAGCTTGAGACCTTTACTTTCGATACACCACTCATCAGGCGTATACTCAACGCTGATAGTAGCGAAATCAGGCTGTCCTGTCTTTGGACAAAGTGAAGTGAACTCATCTGTAAGGAAAGTTACCTGATATTTTCTTTCAGGAAACTTGTTGGGGAACTTTTCCAAAACATTAGGATCAGCTCCACCTTGGTTTGGGTAGTCGGTGTGTCCGCTACCAAGTGACTTTACACCACTAGTATCATCAGTTTGTTTCTCAGAACCCATAATAACCTCTTTTTTCTTGGCTTCGTCTTTCTCTTTCATTCTGACTCTCATATGGAAATCTTATCCATTCAACTTCCTTAACGTCAACTACACTTACATCTGCTGGTGGAGTATTGTTTGCAGGAAGATAAGATTTGTCATACAGCACTGCAAAGTGGGGAATATCCTCAATTTCAAAAAGTGCGCATAACTCATCCCTTGTCTTGCCTGTCTCAAGAATGTCGTCAACAACTACAACGTTGTCTAGACCTGTGTCTTCCAAGCAGATATTTTTGGATACAACAGAGTAAATCTCATTAATGTAGGAAAGATGCAATGCTACTAAAAGACCACCTCTAGGCAATCCAAGTAGTAAAATGTGTTCTGTACCTTCGAGAGCATACTCTTCCATTATCAGTGTATCTAACACCTGGAGAGATGCCATGTATTCTTCCCATGTAATGTCTTTAACTTTTGGTGTATTCATAAGTTCCTTAGATACTAAGATCAACAGATGATGATAATTTTATCAAGTCGAAGAATTCAGAACGAGTTGCTGGCTCATCTCTGAATTTCCCTCTTGTTTCTGATACAGTCATCTTACTAGTTGCATTCTTTACACCTCTAGCAGTCATGCAAAGATGCTTACCTACCATGACAACAGCAACACCTTGTGGTTTAAGAACCTCCATCAAAGTGTCAGCTATCTTACAACAAAGACCTTCTTGGATCTGTAGCCTTGCAGCATACGCCTCAACAAGTCTGACTATCTTTGAAATACCAACTACCTTCTTGTTAGGAAGATAGCCTACATGACACATTCCATAGAAAGGTATCATGTGATGTTCACAGGTTGACCAGAAACTGATGTGGTCACACATTACAATCCCATCAGTTAAGGACGCACAATCTTCTTCAAAGAAAGTACCTAGCACGGTTTTTGGATCATCCTGATAACCGCCATACAATTCCATGTACGATTTGACAACCCTATAAGGAGTATCTCTCAGACCTTCACGATCAGGATCCTCTCCAATTGATTCCAGCAATGCTCTGACATGACCCATAGCTTCAGGAAACTTAATCTCCATCGCCTTCTTTTCTTCTTCAGTTGCCATAATTATTTTTTCTCCGGACCATTTGCTACCATCAACTTAGCATCTGCTAAGACTTCTTCCCAGGATTTCACGTAATCAATAGGATCTGGAATGCCTGCTTTATCAAATGCAAGTATCCTTTCTCCACAAGCACCACACTTTCCACAGGCCTTTTCATTGCCTTTATAGCAAGTCCATGTGAGTGAATAATCCACTTGTAGCTGTTTTCCTATCTCAACAATGTCCCCTTTATCGGAATCAACGTAAGGAGCTTCCAATTCTACTTCCTTCCAGTCACAAAGTTTTGTTACAGCTTTCATAGCTTCAACAAACTCTTTCCTGCAATCTGGATATATAGCATGATCCCCAGCATGTGCTCCGTAGAATACAGCTTTAGCATCAGAGGAGACTGCGTAACCAATAGCTAACGAAAGCAATATCATATTTCTATTTGGTACCACAGTGGACTTCATTGATTCTTCCTCATAGTGACCTTCTGGAACATCAATGCCACTTGTTAAAGAACTTCCTGCTAGCAAAGAGCTTCCTATAGAAGCCATGTCAACAATTTTATGAGAGACACCTAGCTTCTCACAAGTCTTTGCCGCAAGATCAAGCTCTTTGGAATGTCGTTGTCCATAATTAACGCTAAGAGCTAAAACCTCAGCATATTTCCCACTGTTAAGGATGTCCCATAAAAGCGTTGTGGAATCCATTCCGCCACTTAATACTACTACTGCTTTACTCATATCTAAATCTACTCCTTTGTCTTGTAGATAATTTCATCGCCTTCTACTGTTATTACAAATTCGAAGTCCCTTTCAGTACCAGCCCACACGCCTTTTTTCCATTCCCATACATATCCCTTAACATTCTCAAGCGCTTTAGCATGCTCAACTTCACATTCTTTTGAAATGAACTCTGCTGCTTTCTCATAAGTGATCTTTCCAACAGACGCTAGATGCTTGATTAATACATCAGCCCTTGAACCTTTTCGGAAACCTTTGAAATCGCCTTTGCTCTTAGGAGCCTCAGCAGGTTTTGAAACTGTAGTATCTTTCGCAGGATCAGGTGCAGGTGCTGGTGCTGATGGAGGAGTTTGCTTTGCTTCGCACGCTGATTTGCATGCTGTGTATTCCTCCGAGAAATGTTCTGCACAATCTTTGCATTCTTTTACTTCTGCATCCCAATGCTTTTCGAAACTAGGGCATTCTGATTTCATATTATCCTCCGATGATCTTCTTACAATTTCTGTTGAGGTTTCTCTTCGATGTTCAGGCATAGTAAGACCCATTGCATCAAGAAGTTTTTGCATAGGATCATTGATTTGGACGCCATTAACTGTGAAATGATAGAATGATTCTTTATTCACCTCGAATCCATCATCAAGTTGTTTGAAATCTGTATAAATCTCAAACATATTAACTTGGTGATTTGAGGAGAATACTCTTGTAACTAGAATCGGATAAGGAGCAATCTTAAAATGAGCTGCTCCTATTGACATTGTAACAACACCATTATCTATCCGCATAAATATCTCACTTTCTAACTAACCGTCTATCTATTATTACAGTATATCAATGGGAATCATATTATACTGTTGTCAAAGGTATGTAGATACACTTGTTCTTCAACTAATGGTGGGTGTTGTCAAAGGTGTATAGACACACTTATTCTTCAACTCATCCCGAATAAAGTTGTACTCGTCATAGCCAATCTTCAGCCAATCCAAGATAACTGGGAGTATGCTTTTGGAATAAGGCTTTCCGGAAGTAACTTTGCTCTTGATTTTCGATTTCAAAGCAGGAGCAGGTGAGAAGATACATGATAGAAATTCAAGCGCTTCTCCGCTAAGAGATGTTATGACTTCTAGATCCTCAAATCGAGGCATCAAATCCTGTATCACATCTGGAATATTGTTGACCACTTCAGGATTGTCAAACGTATAGTTGAATTGCCTGTTAGTTTTTGCAATCCAATTCTTCAACTCACCTTGTATTCCGAGCACAAGGTAAGGATCAAAAGCCGCCATAGGACTCTTAGATTTGGAAAAATACTTCAGGGTAACTAACATACCTTTGTATGCTTCTTGGAGCACATCCTCATAGGAAATGACACCTGTTTCTAAAAAGAATTTGTTCCACATTCTTTTAGCTTCTCTTTCAGCTAGGTGACCTTTTTCGTTGATGTAACCTTCGACTGCGGCGGGTGATAAGTCTATCTTCATGCTAACTCCTCCATGTTAATAATGTATGTTTTATTCTACATATACATTGTATGTTACTACATGGCAGAAGTCAAGGAAAAAAATAAAAAATTTTTGTTTCTAGGATTTTAAGGTAACAGTCCAGGTAAAATCAAAGGCATAATCAGATGTTTTCGATTGTGATGCAAAGGTCGCTCGAGCAACTAACTTGTCACCTGCAGTGAGTAGCCCTGCCTCCGCAATAGGAAATCCATTAGCTTCACTTGATCCTAATGTAGCTGTAAAGGTAACAGTGTAATTTGGAGCATCAACAGATACTGACACAGCTTTTGTAGGTGTGATTGGTTTCTGTAGGAATGTCTGGTCTGCTGCTGCAGCAAGAGTTCCTGTACCATACTGCATCTCATTCACGTAGGCGTCAGCATCACCACCAGATATCAGCTGTATTAGCTGTTCGTACATCTGATCAAGTACCAGATTGTTGGTTCGCATAATTTCTTTCCGTCTACCTGTTTTTAAGTGACGGGATGTTATTAGTAGTTCGCCTTTCATATCAGTACTTTACCTCTCTTTTTATCAAATAAGCAACAATCTTATTGACTGTATCTAAAGCTTCTGCTTCGTTATCTGGAATTTCAATATTGTAATCTTCTTCTATGCACATGAGCAATTCCACAACATCAAGAGAGTCAGCTCCCAGCTCAAGAATATTGGTATCCATCTCTATCGAGCTTCTTTCGATTCTAAGCTGAATAGCTACGGCATTCTTGACTTTATCTATCAAGACTCTATTCTTCATAACTAACTTCCTTTACACTGCGTAGATCAAAGTCCATTCAATAACCCATTCCCATCCTGCAGATTTCTTCATCTCCTGGAATACAGTTCTTGCTACCATTGTGTTGTCTGCACAAAACAATCCTAATTCCTGGATGGTTTGGATGTTATTAACTGCTGCAGGCCATGTAGCGCTAAATTTAACTGCATAAATGGATGGATAAGAAGGAACAACACTTAACCAAACAGCAGGTATTAGATGTGTTATAGTAGTATCATTTACAGTAGGTGCGGTATCATCAGAACCAAAAGCAAGCTTGGTTATCTCATTGTTAACTAAATCACCTGAAAGTAATCTTGGTAACTGCTCGTAAGCTCCATCGACAATAAGATTTGATTGTACAATCTTTTTCTCACCTGATTCAACGTGCCGCTGGGTAATCGTGACGGCACCTCTCAAACCTAACTTTAACTTATCCTGTGCCTTCATGAGGTACTCCTTTTGTTCTCAAATAATAATGAGGAGCTTCCGCGCCTCCAATTTTATTTACAATATCAGCATACTGTAATACATCAAATCCTTGTACTCTAACTATTCGTCTTGGAGAAACATGAGTCCAGTAAGGTCTCATTGTCCAAGGAGGTCTTTTGGCCTTATCTTTATAGATAGTAGTACCACCTTCTCCGATACCTATATGCTGTACTTGATAAGGAGGACTGACTTTTGTCCAGTAAACCATCCCTGCTTTCGTTATCTCTTGTATCTGAGTATCTGCAAATCCTTTATAGTGGCCTCCAAAATGGTTCCCCACCTTCTGCAGATGGTCTTTACGAAAAAACATATGTGCATCACCAGTTAATGTAACGTTAGCAAAACCTTTATCATCAATGATTTGTATATCACCGACATGACCAAGCGCATGCAGAGTGGCTCCTCCTATATTCTGTGTCTCAGACAACATCTCGTAATCTTTTATGGCATCTGTAATAGTTTGCTTAGTTATGATAACATCGCTATCCAACAGCATAACGTAATCTGATGTGCTGAAATCCTTGTTCTTTAGAAATCTGTCTATCGCTTCTTGTCGACGCTTGCCAATACGAGCATCAGGGTCAGTTGTTTCTTTGTCCATCGGAACATACAATTTATCTGAATGATTTTCTAAGAATCCTAGCATGCGAGAATCCTTGCTACCATCATCAATGGCAGAAAATTCAAAGTCGTATCCTTCTACATCAGGACTATTGTATAACCAACGCAAACACAACTCCACATGATAGAATCTATCAAGAGTAAATATGTTTACACTTATTTTTATTTCATCATCCTTTGCATTCGTTCGCATTGGAAAGTAGGATTTCCTGCTATCTGCATAACTTTCTGGAGTGAAATTTTAATATCGTCTACTGACAACTCTAACATTCTACGACATCCAGTACAGCAGTCATCACCGAAACCTTTAGATATTGCTCTGTTACAAGGCATCTTGCAGCGTTCTAATTCTTTTTCGTACTGGACAACTTCTAAGAAAGGATAGAAATCCTCATATGGAGCTGAATCAGTTAGTGAAAAGATACCGACAGTGGGCAATCTAAGTGCTGCCGCTAAATGAAGTATACTTGTATCTACAGTTATTATTATGTCACATTGCTCTGCTATGGCAGCAGATTGTAAGAAATCGCAATTGAACCACTCCAGACTATTATTCTCTAACAGAACTTCTGGCTTGACGCAATCAAGATATGCTACATTCATATTCATATCAAATAGATACGTCAGAAGCTCATTAATAAATTCAGTTGTTAAGTTAGACGCAGGCTTTGTTCCTCTTGGAGCAAACCCCACTAAAGGGCCAGACGAAGAAGATGGAAATGCTTCTGCAATCATATGAGTAGCTTTTAAACGTTCTTCTGGAGTAGATGTCCATTCTGGGATAGCTTTTGTAAGGACAGAACATCCAGCTTCTGCTGCAAATATCTGGCTTCGAGTGTATTCAATGCGATCTTTCTGTGTCTTCTCGTAAAGAGTTGCAGGGCACCATAAATCAACAAAACCATTTTCTGGTATTTCAAGGATACTTAAATATAGATCTCTTGTGTAATCCGGCTTCTCACCACGTGCACGCCTGTGAGATACTAAGTAGTCAAGAGGTCCGACTCCTATTACGGAGTCAACATATTTTAAATGCTCACCAATGCTAACAAACTCATTTGGCACACATATATTAACGACAGCATCAGGATGCTCGATCTTGCATTGTGCTGCGGCACCTCCCATACTAATAATATCACCTACACCGCCAGCTTCTCTGACTAGGAATATTTTCTTTCTGGAAGGTTTGTGACAAGTTCCTTTTCTAGGAATCAATTCCATTCTACGTGTTGGTGTAAGTTTTGATAGTATTCTTGCACCGCATTCAATCCAAAGCTTCTTGAATTCACAAGCAACAGGATCACATTCCTTAATGGATTTCATTACTCCTATTGAATGCTCTCTGCAAGGACCTCCGCAAGCATGCCGATAGTTACATTTCACACATTTTGCATTCTGATACCATCTGTTTTCAACCCACTATGCTCTGTCCTGTTCGGAAACTCCTCCATCTGATAACTTTCCTATTAATGAGTTCATTTCTCTATGGCAAGCAAATATAAAACCATCAGGATTTACAGACATGAAACCAACGCCTGCACCACACTCACTTGGTGAATGCTGTTTGTAAAGCAATCTTTGCGCATAAACCATGATGTTTTTGAAGTATGCTGTCTTTCCTTGACTCAATCTATCTACTAAGTAATCAGCTACATCAACATACTCTTGACGTAGTGACCCTTCTATCTCAGTAATGGCAAACATATTCTCAGGAGGTATCTTTACACAGGATGTTTCAGTTAGAAATGCAGGCTCAACAGAGATGTTTGTTCCATACCCTTTGTCACAAAGCTGGTTCAGATATTTTGTTCTTTTTAACAACTGCGTATTACTGGGAAGGTATGTGGCTCGCAAGGATACTTTCTTGACACTTGCTTCTTTTAGTAACTTCAAGCCTTTTAGTACTTTGGCATGTGTAGGTTTACCATTCACATCTTTGCGATTCTCATCATGCAAAGAAGGAGGACCATCAATAGATACTACTAATGAGAAGTTTTCTGCCGCAAGAAATTCTGCTATCCTCTTTGTAATCAAGCAACCATTTGTTGTTAATGTAAAACTTACCTTTGCACCAAATTTAGCACGAGCGTATGAAACTACTTGCTCAATAAGAGAAAAGTTCAACAAAGCTTCTCCTCCAAAGAAACCTAACTGGAATCCATAACGTTCTACTACTCTTGGATCTATAAGAGTATCAATGGCTTCTTGTGCTGTATCAAAATCCATCACTGAAGACATTTCATCATAGTACTGTGAGACATAGCAGTAACTACAACGTAACTGGCAAGCATGAGTGACTTCTAACACCAAAGCTCTCAAATGCTTATTAGGGCAGATAGGGTACTGAGGAGCTAATGATGCAGGTATAGGCAACTCACTCTCATCACCTTCATACAGATCAAGTGTATTAGTATCCATGAAGATGGATTGGTCAGAATAGGTGAATTCCTGGTATCCAGTTGTTCTTGTAGATCGTGTTCTGAACTTATTCAAACATTCAATGTTATTATGGTGTTTCATATTATTCCTCATCTTCAAATAACCATGACATCTCAACACGTAGGATCTTACATATGGACTCGAACTTTGGTTGATGCCCTTCGTCTCCATAATATCTTACAGGAACACCAAAAGGATTCCATAATTTATTATAGCGTATTTTAGTTGAACCATCTCCTGACCACACTAATTGTGGCAAACCACATAAGGATGCTAGATGCATTGGACCGCTTGAAGGTCCGATTATTAATCTGCTACTAGCCATGACATCAAACAATTCAACTAAAGGAATATTTCGTAAATCTTTTGTTCCTTCTACATGATAAGCTCCTGTAGACGTGCCAATGGAAGCGATAGAAAGGTTACTGAAAGAATTAACTAAAAGTTTCCATTTCTCAATGTCCCAATTGTGCTTTCCGGAACCATTTTTTGGTGTACTTCGAGCATGCAATAAAATATCATGCTTACAATCTTCTTTAAAAGTACCGTATTTTATGAAATCTTGCTTGGAAAATTCTTTCGAAGGTTTCCATGTGTTACTCAACTTTCGAAACCCCATATTAAATTCACCTGATCGGTATGAGGTATGTTCTATTGTGTCTCGAAAATGCTTTCCAGGGTCACCTCCATTGCATTTCCAACAATCAGTATTTGTGCTTCCTGGATCATGTTCAATGTATTCATCGCAAAAATCATCATATAGACCTTTATGATCAGGGCGTCCTATAACGATTGTACGATCTACTTGTTTCGATAATCTTCTAATGTATCCTTGCCAATGGAATAATTCCCATCCAAGCTCACCAATCCAAGGACCCGCCAAGAGCACTCTTCCTTGTTCTCCATGTAATGATTCTTGGATGGTTCCGTAACTACCATACTTACCAATCATCTCTTGCGCAGTGTTTTTCCATACCTTATTAATTAGAGAATCTTGATTAGCATTTGAATACCAAGGCATTATTCTATCTTTCCCTTGTCCACAGAAATGAAGGATCTTAATATTCTGGATGTACTTCATAAATAATTTTGAATGTGGAAAGATGAAATTATACATCGGAGGTAGCTTAAATAGATGTGTATTTAACTGCCTTCCAAAATATCTATTGATAATAGGCTGATCAGCTAAAAAAGTCTTTCCTTTTGGTACCATGCTAATAAGTTTGTTATACACCATAGGGTTGAGATATTTGTTATCCACAATCATGAAACCTGTATTAATTTCAAGACTATTCCATCTTTCAGCACTTAAAGGAAGATTAACAGGTAAATTATTTAGAACACTTTCATTCAGTTTAACATAGTGTCGTGCTGCAAGAAAACCAGCGTCTAACGATAGAAGAAATGAAAAGTCTCTAAAGCAGTATGCGTCTGCATCGATAAATACCATCTTGTCATATTTGTATTCTTTAAAAGCTTCAAGTGTCAAAAATGCAGGTCTATGATCTTCGACCTTTGTTGCTACATCTGTGTAAGGTAAATTAGGTGTATTATCAAACTGAATATTAGGAATAATTTTCTTTAAGTAATCTCTGTTCTTCTTTGAAAGCGGAGCAATAATGTCGTTGTAAATAACTTTCACATCACATGAAGGTAGACTCTTGAAATTCTTTCGTAAAGAATATAGCATGACACAAGCACCTGGGAAGTAATTGTCATCACAAACAGTACAGAAAATAATCTTGTTAGGAGCAGATGCTTTTCTTTGTATCATGACTTGTTCTTCGTTGTTCACATTCTGTCTCTTATATGCTGTTTGCCTGTAGGTCCTGTCCAATGCATTGTGACTAGACCTCCTCTGTCACCTTCAATTCGCATCCTGTGTTCCGTCTTTGGCAAAGGGTGTATTGGCATTCCCATTTCATACAATGTTATAGAAAGTACTTCATGGTCTCCAAAGTAGTAAGTTCTAGGCGCTGTTATAATTTTTCTACACCACTCCTCAAGAATAACATTACCATGTTCAACAGCTAAAACTCCTGAATCATATAGCTCTGCATCCTTTTCCATATGTTTCCTGAAAGCTCTTGGATTATGACTATCAAGCCCTGCTGCAATTTTACCATCTTTAGCGTAGTCAAAAAACTTGTTTAGATTTCCTCTCACTTCAACATCAAGATCAAGCCATATTACTTTCTTGAATGGAGCCTTCAAGATAGCAAAAGGTTTTCGGAACCAGCCTTCTACAAAGGAAGCTGTAACTGGAATGACTTTGCCATGCTTGAGACAGATATCCTTGCATCTGTCTGATATTCCAAAGTCAGCGAAAACAACTGGATAATTGTTATGTCGTTTGTAATTTTTAATCCACCATTCAATCATGTCTTCATGAACAGGAGCAACACCTACCATGACACCTTTTGGATGCTCTATTAAAGGTTTCCATTCACATTGTGTTGCATCAGTAGCATGAAGTAACTGACCTTTTGTCTCAGGAACTCTTTGCTGAGAGTATTGTAATGATTCTTCCACATCAACGTAATCAAGAAATCTGTTGATAGGTGAATCAGGAGTGCAAGATGTTATCTTAATGTTATATCGTGCAGCATCTTTGGCGAAAGATTTTAAGAAGAGTACTTGCTGTTTATACAATTTCCTATTGTATTCCCGTTGTTCATCAGTAAGAACTCTATCATCATAGTAATCTTTGTCTCCACCAAAATCAGTACCTACTAAGAAAATGTACTTGGCACCCATCCATATCATAATATGTAGTGCAATAGCTAATGTGTTACCTGTCCATATAAAGATAGTATCATGTGCTCTTTTGTCTAACATTGTGGAAGGATCTTTACAGGGAGTACAATCAGCAAAGTAAGTTTGGGGGCAATCCTTTATAGGATAAGCATTACATCTTTGATTCTGAAAACCTCCTCTTACTATTTTGATAAAAGGTTCCCACCATAAACTTCTTTCATAGCATAGAGGAGTGTCCATACCTACCCATACATCAGGCTTTATATGAGGATACGATGTATTTATGCCGAAAGTAAAAACGCCAGGAACTTTAAAAGATTGGGGATTTACATTTTTTAATGATGGTCCAGGACAACATAGATATGCATCAGCACCTAAATCGCAACGAGCAAAATGTGCTTTTACAAATCCGTTTCCACAATCATACCATAAAGACATTCTATATCCTCTAAGTAGTTTAACAACAATTTAGGAAGTACCTTCGAAAAAATACCATTAGCTGTATTAATCGCTATTAGTGAATTCCCACTCATATACACAAAAAGTGAATACTACCAGAAAATCAAGGATGTCTTCGGTTGGGTTACTCGGCCCCGCACCCTGAATGGTGAAATTACATGTCGTTATAGGTGATTGAGTATAGTTACCTGGTGTTCCACCGTTACACTGATACACCTGATGTGACCCCGCAAAGCCACTCAGATACTCAGTAGCGGCTGTAGACCCTGACCCTGACCATATCTTATCCATTACACGTTTCGTAGCAATAGTCGTTGTGCCTGGAACATACGTAGCAAAAAAACTCCCATCACCGACATCAATAGCCACGTCCATAAACCCCGTCACTATTTGGCTTTTGTGTTCCCAAAAATACATCTGAGCATACATATCAACGGAGACACCTAGTATTACTGGTGCACCTTCTATTGCGAATGTTGGCAACGCGACCATAGGGGGTTCGGACCAAACATCTTCTGCATAACGGTTTACTGTGTCGTAATTTCGTCTTGCTTCGTTGTACACAAAGATTTCGCCGAAAGTGGCGGATTTTGCGGATGAAGATTCGAACGCGTGTGCAGCGATTGCCGCAGCTCTTCCATCAACAAAACCACTTCCATTACCCCACTTTTGGGCCACAGGGTCCTGATAAATCAGGCGGTCCCCAGGACTGATTTGAAAGGTGCTTACCCGCGCTTTCAATAGGGAAAGCGTTGCTCTTAGTGATGCGAAAATATCTTCAGTGAAGAAATCACCGTTGTCCATCCGACCGAATGTGTCTACTATAACTCCTCCACCATCTCTATACTTCCTCGGCCAACCATTGGGATACCCAGCGTCTGACAGTAGAGTAGCGACGGTATAATATTCTACAGTATAGGTTCCTGCCTCATTGTCAACTACCACATATGTACTAGTAGGTAGCCTGACATAGCTAGGCGCCATAGCTTCAATCTCATCCTGCATGCTGCGCCACCCATACCAATCCCATTCATCATAAGGAGGGGTGATAATTTTGAAAGGGTCAAGATTCTGAATACAGTCACCTTCCGTAACAAGTTTATCTTTTGCATGGGACCTACCAATCAATTGCGCTCTTTCCGATACTGCTTGTATGAGTTCATTTACTTTACCAGCATCTTGCCAATTATTCCATTGTATAGTAAAAGGAGTACTGCTCATGTGTACACCGCCTTTATCCAGTCCCATTCAACATCGAAATCATCACTTGAGCTCTTCTGAAGCACCATGTATTGATCTCCTCCTGTAGGTAAAGGATACTGTGGGCCTGTTGGGCCGGTGATACCAGTTATGCCAGTAGGGCCGGTAGGTCCAATCCCTGTAGGTCCGGTTGGGCCTGTAGGGCCGGTAGGTCCAATCCCTGTAGGTCCGGTAGGGCCGGTAGGTCCAATCCCTGTAGGTCCTGTAGCTCCAGTAGGTCCGGTTGGGCCGGTAGGGCCGGTGGGTCCAGTAGGTCCTGTAGCT